AGATGGCGCTTCAGAATTATTAACTGTATGTTTTAATGTTAATAATGCCGTTTCTTGATCGCCAACCATTTGATTAGTATCGTCAAGAAGTATACGCGCAGACGAACCCTCAATATGAAATCTTTCACTAGGAGAAGTTGTGCCAATTCCAACATTTGTGCCATTATCAAATATCAAACTATTGGCAAGCGTATCAGAGTCGCTCCATTTTGGCACATAATTTGTTGTGCCGGTTCCATCAACACCTGTTCCATTTACCCAACTAGAATTTGCAGCATTATAGCGTAAAAAATTTCCTTGAACCGGACTTGTAATAACAACATCGGTTAAATCGTCAAGAGCAGTAATCGCTTGACCACCAGCAGTAACAGTGGATACGCTTCTAAAAAGACCGGCTTGAATAAATTTAGCATCGGCGGCAACACTAAGATTTGTAGTATTTGATTTAACAATTAAATAACCACAAAACACACCCTGATTCGATGTAAGATCACTTTCCGAGAAAACTTCGTAGGGAATATTGGCTTCGGCTTCTTCTATCGAATTATATTCTTGACTGCCATAATAAATTCCGATCAAAGTTGGTTGAGTGGGGCAGGAGAAAATCCTTTGTATTGTGTACTTACCACCAGAAGCGGTTTGAAGTGTGCCGCTTCCATTGTCGTATTTAGTGGGGTCAACCAAGCTTCCTATTTGAATATTGAATCCGCCCGAGCCGTTTTTGAAATAATAATGAACTGCACTAATGGGATTTGCATTTGTGTCCGAAACAATATTTGGGTTGTTTGGATCATTCACATAGTTTGACCCAATAGAATAAGAAGTTCCAGCCGATCTACTTATTTGCAAATTAGTGCTATAAGCACTTATTGTATTTCCAGATAATTTAAGCGGGCCAAACGCTCTAACAAATGGATCTACAAGTGTGGACTGACCATAAGATAAATGCGTTGCCGGTTTTGCAAAACTTATAGATGTATTGTTTGGGTGTACGGCAATACCAAGAGGAAGCTCGGTTTGATAACCAGAATCAGACCAAGCCGATGGAGATTGAACTACATTGCCCGAACTGTTTATTGAAAACCATGTAACTTCGCTAGTTGCTAGATAAGTTAATGTTACTGCCGTTTTTGCAGTCCAAGTAACAGTCGTTACTGTTGGAACCGGCAGTGCGGTTGTAGACGCGCCCGGAGAAACAATAACGCCAACACCAGCAGAAATATCAACCTTACTATTGTCGAGAGCATTTATAGTTATCACACCGCCATACAAAACGCCGGTTTGAAGATTTTCAACAAATCTATTGCCTTCAACACCTTTAACATAATCGGCATTTACTCCAACAAGATCGTAAGGATCAACCCAGTCTGTTCCGGTTGCAGTAGATTTTAATACTTGACCACTTGTTCCTGCCGAGTTTGTACTATCATAATAAGCACCAGTAACGCGCAAGTTTCCAGTTATATGTACCTTTTGACTAGGGGCAGTATTTCCTATGCCAATATTTCCAGCATCTTCGATGTAAACATTTGTTGCTGTATTGCCAGAATTCTTGATTGAAAACGAAGTATCGCCAGCAAGGATGCCAGAATTGACAGTGTTGAATTTAAGAAATCCAGTACCAGCTCGCAACGACAAATGCATAATCGAATTTGCATAAATGTTGAAATCTGCATTGTAAAATGTTCCAACATAATTTGTGCCAAGAATACCCCTCGAACCAGCAATTCCAGAACGATTAACTTCTACATATGAATCAGAACTTCCATTAACTTTAATAGCAGCAACGCCACTTAGATTTTCAACGTGAAGTCTCTCAGAAGGAGAAGTGGTTCCAACGCCAACATTTCCGTTAGAATAATTAACTGTAAATAATTCAACATTATCAGCTCCGCGCACAATACTAAGTCTAGCATCGCCAGTTACGGCAGATTGTTGCGTTTGTTTTAAATAACCGCGTGAAGTTATGCTAACCCCATTAGTACCATTCCATGCCCAAGTTGAAAATGCAAATGGAGAAATAGATGTTAATTGATTGCCAACTGTGGCGTATGCATTTGGTCCTGCCCAAATATTTGCATTTCCGGGAGCAATAGTGGTTGCACTATTTAAAGCAATCCATGCATTGCCGCTAATACTAATTGGTCCACCAACAGAATTTCCATCAAATGTAAAACCAAAACCATTTAAATTATAATACAAGTTTCCATTCATGTAATGATGAAAATTACTACCATCCCAAGTACCGCGAATTAAATTTGTTCCATCACCTTTAAGATACTGAAATATATTTTGATTATTGTTAGTTCCAACTATTAATCCAGCATTTGCTCCAGCAGAAACATGCAATATAGATGATGGAGAAGTTGTACCAACACCTATATTCCCAGTATCACTTCTAATGACTAAAGCATCTACCAAAGACATATCACTAGTATAATCAGTGCTATTTAAAGTAGAATTAACTCTGAAATAAAATCCACCAGTAGCTCCTTCTCTGAATTCAAGAATCTTTGGTGGTTCGTATTGTCGTTGTCGTTTATAAGTATTCCAAGTAGAACCACCAACGGCATTCGTAGTAATTGAGAAAACTCGTTCACCAGATGATCCCGGAGCGTTAGTTTCTCGAATTATATTTAGTCCATAAGTTCCTCCGCGATTGGCCAAAATAGTGGAACTTCTGTTGTCCAATTTGGCTTCTGGACTTGCTGTTGCTAAACCAATGTTCCCATTAGAAGCAATAACGAAATGAGTTGTTGCTGAATTTAGACCCGCTCCAAATCTTAAGCTACTGTCAGCATAAGTTCCTATTGTGCCTACACCGCCCTCAACTCCGTAAAAACTCAAAACGGATATATTAGTGCCTTCTAATTTAAGACTAGCATTTCCATTTTTATAAACATGTAAAGTTTCACTTGGCGAGGTTGTGCCGATGCCAACATTTCCAGTGGAACCAACTGTAACCCGTGTTACTCCAGCAGAACCATCGCGAATATTAAATGTGTTACTATCTGCTGTTAATTGAAATAATCTACCGTTACTAACTTCAAATGCCGTAGGAGCGCGAGTAAAAAATCCACAGGACGGCGTTATAGCAGCGGTATAAAGTGCTGCACTAGCAGCCCACCATTCTTGAATATTATTAGTTTGAGTTGTGTGTGCTTTTACTCTAAGTTGAACACTATCGGCAGTTCCAGCAATATCTAAACGGGCAGATGGAGATGAAGTTCCAATTCCAACTTCGCCGGTTCCAGCTATTCTAAAACGCTCTACACCATTTGTTCCAATCGCAGCAGCACCGGATATTCTTGCAAGAAAAAGATAACTTCCACTTGTTGGGATAGTTCCAAGTGTAGTATACCCAATCCAAAAATCATTGTTGCTAAACGCAGACCACATACCACCAAGAGTACTAAATTCAATGCCAGCCAACCGAGTTGTTCCGTCAGAGTCTGAAAGAACAATTCTAGGATTATCTCCAGAAACTGCAAACACCGGATTATTTACTGTTACACTTCCAGTGGATGCTATAGTTAACCTAGTTGTTCCGTCTGTTTGGAATTGTAAAGCCCTAGCAGTTCCTCCGCCGCTACCTTTTTCTGTGCCAATTCTTAAAACAGGATCTGCGCCATCTATTTCCCAAGCCAATTTACCGCGTTCATAATTAGTGCTGCTTGTAAAAGTATTGTAAAGTCTAAATATTTGAGAATTAACACCGTTACGTTGAGCTAAAACAGTATTACTGTCGCGATAAAGTCTAACATCAGTAGAGCCTATTGTTCCAAAACCGATAAAACTATTTTCTGAACCAGAAAAAATTTCTATCGCGGCTCCAGAGCTTTGTGCTGAAAATCGAACACGCGGAAGACCGTTGTGAGAAAACTGCCCTATGTAAGTAGCCGCTATTTTTGCGGTAACATCAAAGCGACTGAAGCCATTTGCTTGTAAATCAATAAGCAAAGGGTTGCCACCAGAATTTGTATCAGTTACATTTAACTTCCAAGCAGTTGGAGTGCCAGTTGTATCCCAAGTGGTACTTGCATCAAATACACTTGTCGAACTTGAACCAGTAAGAGATTGTCCCGACAAAACCAGAGCAGTAAAAGTTGGAGAGTCAGAAGTTCCAAGTCCAAGTAAAGTTCTTTGAGCAGCAGCATTTGCGGCAGTTAATAAAGCTCGTCCTGCCGAAGTAGAATCAATTATCGAGGTTGATGGAAAACCTAGTATTGCCATTTTTTAATTTTCCCATTCTATTTAGAGTTTGCTTTTAGTAGCAATCAAGCAAAGTAATTATCAACTGTTTATACACAATAAAATAGAAAAAGCCACCTCTTTCGAGATGGCTTTATTTGAGAAATCAACGCTTAGAAAAGCTTCGTTAGAACGAGCCAGCGATGATTCTACGATTGTCCAGAACACCGAAGCCGATTTCGGCCCAGCCGTAGTAGCCTTGTCGTTGATGACGATGGAGAGCAGGATCTTCAAAGATCTCAACTTCCTTCTTGACAGGCATAACGAAGCTGTCGTTGGCGCTCTGATCGATACCAATAACCAGTTCAACGTCAGACGATTCAATCGAACCGCCCAGATCGCTGGTGAAGTAGGTTTGGTATTCTTGACCGTCACCGAACTCAAACAGGTCGTGCAGATTGACACCGAAAACTCGTGTCAAAGCAGGACCGTTTTCCGAGGCAACATAAATTTCTCTACGAGAAACTTCGTCAAGCTGATCAACGCCCCAGTTGCGAATATCTTCGATAGCTTCTGGAGACATATAAAGGTCAGTCAAACGTCCCGGAGCAGTAACGCTGTTACCGCCGCCGTTTCGGCGCATAACAGTCTTCATCAGGCTCACAAGTCGCTTGGTAAACTGACCAGCAGCGGCATCGCCGTCATAAACCAAAATGTTGCGGTCAACAGCAGCGGCGAGCAGAGTATGCCAACCGTCGTCATTGATCTTCTTAACAAAAGAAGATTCAAGAACCTGCATAGCGCGACCAATAACATTCCAGTTTGCTTCACGAGCATACTTCAGCAAGAAGTCAATCGAGCTGGTGATGCCGTAGGTATTGATCATGACGTAATCACCTTCAACATGACGTTCGGGAATACGTCCGTTGCCGGGATTGGTGAATGCAACATGATCAACTTCAGTTCCGGGAGCCAACAGGTCCAACGGAAACTCTGGAGTTGCTCCCGGTTCCAGAGGCATAGCCTCGTAGATACCACGAACAACATCGCCAAACAAAACGCCCTTTCGCAAAGGAAGTTCGAGAGCCTTAGCGATTTCTCGTTGTGCTTCCATAGCGATGGCTTTATCAGAATCACCGGATCGCTTAAGCAATTCGATGAACTCGGGTGTAGGTCTTTCTTTCATTATTTCTTCTCCTTTATTTTGAGTTATAAATTAGCTGATCGGCAGGTTAACGTAAACTTTGGCATAACCATATTGGTCAACGCCACTAAGGAATCGCCCAACTGGACCAACAGTTCTCGAACCAGAAATCTGATTAGAAACTGTAGGCGATGCCAAATTACCGCTGTGACCAAGGTAAGCCAAGTCACCGCCAGCAGGAGTTCCCTGCAAGCTATTGGTAACAACCCAACCCTTGGTGAGAAGAGTAACCTTGCCACCCTTCTGAACTTCGTCTTTGTGCTGATTCAGATGTTGGCGAGTCAAATCGATATTAACCATGTCATTCAAAAGCAAACCCAGCGGAACCTTGCCCGAAGGATCAGCAGCATAAGTGACAAGTGCAGCACCATTGTCCATCGACGCGCCGCTACCAGCAGTACTCAGAGCAGCAACGCCGCCACGAACTGCGACTTCATTCATGAAGAACGAAATGTCTGTTTCGAGAGTAGATCTATCTTGTTTAAGAGCCATTATGTATTCTCCTGTAAAAATTAATTAGAGTTACTTGTTATACTTGAGAACGGAGCCAATCCATTCGGTGGCAACAGCGCGAAGATTCTGAACAGAATCCTCAACCACTGCTTCGGCAATGGCTACGCCCGAAGGAGCTTCAACTGCATCAAGAATTTCGTCGGTAGCTTCAGCAGCATCAACGTCATCAGCCTTGGCTGGCTTCTTCGCTTCTTCCTTCATCATTTTGTTTTTCATAACCGCCTTCTTCTTCATCATCATGGCGGCAACAACCTTATCAAAGGTTTCGTCGTCAAGATTTTCAAATTCAGCAGCAGTGGAAGTAGCGTCTTCAGCGTCAAGACCAGCTTCTTCAAGCTGTGCCTTTCTCTTCGACATAGTTTCCTTCTTTTTCATCTGCTTCATTTCTTCCATTTTCTCTTTCATTTCCTTGTCTTTCATAGCAATAGCTTCTTCAGCTTGCTTGAGAGATTCAGAAAGAGTTTGGGCTTCGGCAATTTGCTTTTGCAGCTTTTCGTTCTGTTCGGCAATCGTGTTTTCCAAGGACTTAATTGTCGCTTCAAATTCAGCCTGCTGCCCTTGGGCAACTTGCTGCTTGAGCGCTTCATTAGCAGCCTTAGCTTCTGCCAACTCAGCTCGCAAGTCTTCAACTTGCTTTGTTAAAATATCTGACATATCATTCTCCTGTAGTGAAGATAAAGATAAAGTTTGTGCTTGAGATTCATCAAAAAAATCATTTCCTTCCAGAATTATACTTCGTGGGTTAGCGGGTTTGGAAACTAAGCCTTTACCAGAGAACGATAAGTTTCTTAATAATCTTCCCACTTGGTAATCTTCGTACTTTCCATCTCCTCCATATGATCTTAAATGTTTTGTTAGAAATGCGGAGGCTTCGTTTCTTTTGATTACCTTCATTTCCCCTTTGCTGCTTCTAAGAGCATAGTCAAAGTTTGGAAACAAGCATTCCATTGATACAAACCATTTATTTTCTTCAATCTCTGCAATAATCTTTCTCATTCTTTCCCGTTGTTCGGGATCAGACCAAGAAGTATAAATTACAGCAGAAGTAAGAATATTAAACTCATTAGGAACTTCTTCGGTATCAGAAGTAATTCTGTTGCCATCAAAGTCCACGACTTCATTTGCAGTAATGTGTCCGATAATATCTTTTTCATTGTGCATGAAGTTAAATGGTTTGTCTTCTGGAGTATCTTTCGCATTCCAAAGTTCACGCGAATCAAAAACATCGTCGTTTTTGTTCCAGCCTGTGCTAACCAGAATTGATTTTATATAGTACAAGTCGATTTGGTTTTTATTTTCTGCTACAGCCAACTCTTTGTCTGAGCTAGAAGCCATTATCTTTTGCATCTTTTCTACTGTCTCGGGAGACGGTTCAAAAGACTCGGCAACTGCACAACAAGCAATAGAGTTATTGCTGATAGCTTGATACAAGCCATCTCTTATTTCTTGTTCGTATATTTTTATTTTCATATTTGGATTCTCCATAACCAATATTACACAAAAACTAAAATTAGTGGATTATTTTGGCTAAATATCACTAGAGTCACAAAGCATTTCAGCATAGGCCGAAGCGTAAATATGCCGCATTTCTGCGATATTTGGCTTTCTTTGTCGCATATTATTAAATGCCGTCTGTTTAGTTTCTACTAATTCAGTAAATGCAGCACTTGGTTTGGTATTCATTTTAAGTATTTGCTGTATAACTTCTGGAGTAACTTCTATCATAGGTTCCATTCCAGTAAATATACATAACTTCAAATACTCTAAATCGTCAACTTCCGACTTGCTCAAAGCTCTGGCATCCTTTTTACCAAAATGCGAACATGCAATCGGAGTCATAACCTCTGATATTTTTTCTTGGGCTTCGATACCCCATAAAGTAGCAGCCGTAGGTTCGCCGCTTTTAGGCAATACTCTACGCTGTTTTCTTGGGGCCGTATCCTGAGAAAACTGAGGTCTTCCTCGTTGCGGAGAAGGTTGTGGCGATTTTGGACTTTTAGGGGTTGTTGCTGTTGGGGCAGAAACAGGCTGAACATCAGCCGCAGGAAGTCCAAGTTTTTCTAGATACTCGTCTGATTTTAAAACATCTTTGGTCATAGCAATCTTTGCTATGTCTTCGCGATGATGAGGATTATGATAAGGACTTGCCTTTTTGGGCATATCTGTATCAGTCATTCTTTCCCTTTCTTCGCGACGTACACGAACACGTTCGATGCTTGGAATTTCACGGAATCTTTCAAGTAATGTTTCTTGAGAAATAATATCTCGATCAGCCAAATCCATCAAAAGCTTTTTCTGGGCAGCTTCGTCGGAAAGTATGATAGAATCGAAGTGTATTTCGGCTGGAAGTCTAAAACCCATAGCCTTTCTAACATATTCAATTTCTTGCTGCCAAAATTGAGTTAGAACTTCGCGGCCATACTCTAATCTTTCGATCAAAGTTTTAAGCGAAACATAATTGTTTGTATAACCACCGCCAGAGCCAGAAGCTCCAGTTAGTGTCGGAGGAATACCAAGACCAGCATAAATACTTGTTAATACCGGCTGATATTTTTCCGAACCCAGAAATTTATAAACCTGAGAATTGCTTTCTGTAAATTTAAGTTCTGGACCCCAAACCAAATCCATTGTACCTCCGCCAACATTGCTTGCCAGAATATCGCGTATTTTCTGCAAACCAGCTTTGGTTGGAACAATCTTTTGTTCAAAATCGCCAACGGTCCAAAGTCTAACTTGACTTATCGCACCATCTAAAGCAGCAAGATCGGCAAGCTTCATTTTTTCCAACATGCGAATATCATCAAGAATCGCATAAATCATTGGGTTTGCCCAAAGTAGCCAATCATCTTTTTTGTAATGATAAAAGAACGTATCGCCATTGATTGGAATTCTTCTATCTCCATTTTGTAGGCGTTGCTGTAAATCAGTTGGCAAAGTCTTGAATGCATTATTGTTTGTGTTGGATGTTTGCATCAAAGAGTTGTATGTATACTTGGAAATATTCAAGTAAAACTTGGGCTTGCCAACTGCAAGCAAACCAGCATCGTCGATTTCTACTGCAAGAGGATTTAAAAAATCATAAACCCACGGAATTTCCCGTCGCGGAATTTTTGAATCTTCGATAATAACATCTGCGCCAGCAGCGCGACGAAGTTCAGCTTCTTTGTTTCGATTTATTTTAGCTGTGCGACGTTGAACAACAACATTGCCGCAACGATAAAGATAGTTCAAAAATCTTTCCGAGCGGTCATAACCTTTGATTTGAGAAAACCATTTTCTATAAAACTTTTCAATCGTTTTATTTGGATGCACAAGCACCAAACCTTGGCTGGCAAAATCACTCATCAAATCAATAACATTACGGATAATACCAACTCTGTCATAAGCAACCATACAAGCTGCCATTATTTTCTTTTGGCGGGTTGGAATTGATTCGCCCGGACGAAAAGCATCATAATCAGAACGGTCAAAAGAAGGGCGAACAGTGCGGTTTGGCTCGATATCTAAGTATGTTTGCTTTCTGTACGTTCCGTCATAGCCGTTACCGTGAGCCAAGCTTCTATAAACGACACCATCATATCCATCCAAAATTGTAGAATCATATACTTTTTCCTTATCGGAATCGCTTGCCCATGTTTGATAGAGTGGTTCAGACATTTACATTGTTCCTCATTTAATAGAATTGCCAATCATATTACCAATTGTATTGCTATACACACTCTAGTATAAACCCTGCACTTTTTCGGTAAACCAAGAAGGGCCAGCAAATAATTTCTCGTTGCTGTAATCATAAAAAGATGGCTGACCGCCACGAGCAAAGCCGCCAATGGCTCCAGTTTCTATAGTTGTCTTTTCGGTAAGAAGACTTCTGGCAGACATATTGGCCATGATTAAAGATGAGTAACGGTCTTTTCTTAGTCTATTCTTTTTGCCGGTTCCGGTTTTAACTTCTGGAGTATCCCATCGCTCGCGACCATTTTGGGTTTGTGTCATAACTATCATTGATAGCTCATCTTTGAGTTCTTCTATTTCCATAACACAATCTTCTAGCGTATCATATTTTCTTCCCACAGACTTATCTACTTCGAGCGATAGTCCCAAACTAACAGAATCAAAGTAAGGAAACAAAACAACTTTATCTTCAAAGTCTTTTCTTAGCCCGTGATTGGCTTCGGCCAGCCATTCAGACCTTGCAAACTGACACATGCGCAATATATGCAGCCCTTGTTTGTCGTCCGTATCTTTTGGTTTTTCTTCTATCACTGGCCATATTGGAAGTTCACCTTCTGGAATTTTGTCTTTATCATGCAAAGCTTCCATAACGGCAATACCACCGCCTTGCGCGTCCATTGCTATTTCAGAACATGGAAACACTTTCATTAATTTTCTTATCTTCTTTGCGCAATAAGAATAAAAATCATCTTCTTCGACTATTTTAGATTTGACTAACTCTTTGTGTGATTTTCTATTTGTAGTCCAACAATGAACTATTTTTCTGTGATCGCTATTTACTTCCATAACAACAATACTAAAGTTGTCAACTTCGGACGCAGGGTCAACGCCAAACACATACTTTTTATCCGAATCGCCAGTGAGACTAGCCTCAAAACAGACTTCGCCCGATGGAAGTTTTACTGGATTTGTTGGAGAAACTGTACACGATTCAATCAAACTACGTTTAAAAAACCCTTGGCTATCGGTAGTAAACACAGCGCCATATTCCATTTGAAAAATACCAGAATGGACCGTGGCTTTGGCGCGTCCGATTTGACCAGAATCCATAAATCCGTCTGGAAGTTTATCGACTGGTATTCTTATTACCGAATAATTGCTGTAGTCAAAATCAACAGGAACTTCGCCATTAAAAACTTCTTCTAATCTTCTTCTATCGCCGCCACTGGTTACTATTGCATGATATCGTTTAAAATATTCGGCAAAATGATTAAAGTCATAATAAGCAGTACCAGACAAAATTATTTGGTTTGATTTATCAGAAGGATTATCGACTTCGCTTGCTTGTGGTATTGAAATACCAAGCTCTTTAGCCTTTTTCTCTCGCGCTTTTTGCTTTACCTTTTCAATTGGCGAAGAAGACACGGCAGCAAAACCAGCAACCACATTTTCAAAAATGTCGCGCGGAATACTTGCAAATTCGTCGGCAATAATATCATTTGCGCGTTGACCGCGAATTTTAGAACCATCGCCAAGCGGCAAGCATGTTATTGTGCTTTGTCCAATATGCATAACGCAACGGTCGATATCTCTTCTTGGGCCACTATTACTGTCGCATAAATCGCGAAGCACTGGAGCATTTTTCCATATCGTATCCATGTATTCAAACAAAACTTTAGACTGTCTAAATGCAGCACCAACAATGATTATCTTTCTTCGCGGCATAAACAATGCCCGTAAAAGCGGATACACCGAAAGTATAAAACTTTTACCCATACCGCGACTTCCGACAAGCATTGGAAATTTACGATTCCACATTTCATACAGCAAAAGTGACTGGAACGGACTAAGCTCGACATTGAGAATATATTTACAAGCAAAACTAAAATACTCTGGACGCATCATTAACCATGACAGTCTTTTGAGCAGTGTTTCGCTATCCAAATCCTGCATTACAAAATCCATTGGATTGAATAATTCAGAATCGTTTACATCTATACCAAGCCAAGCATCATCTAGGTTTTTCATAGTTTTATTGATTTAGAAAAAATATAGTCGGCAAAACCGTAATCAACAGCACCATCGGCTGTCAAATACCAATCACCGTCTTTCATTTTCCTTTTTATATAGGATTTAACTTTGGAAAGCGAGTCGCCTCGCTGTTTGAAATACTGTCCAGTTTTGTGACACTTTTCGGCATAAATGTCAACCATAGTTTGCATATTATGGCGGTCGATCATTGCATAATTATGCGCGCTAAGATAATCGCCCGAAAGTTCACTTACTCCATAGTGGCACATAAAAATACAACTAGGCATAAGAATACGCCGGTGAGCAGCTTGCATGATAATTGTACCCATCGAACAAATTTGGCCATAACCAATAAGAGTTACTTTACAAGTACACGATTTGATAGCGTCAAAAATACCCATACCAGAATGCCAATCGCCTCCAATCGTTTGCATGTAAATAGTAATTGGCTCTTGCGAAGCGTTTTGAAGAATGTTGATATTCTTAACAAAATTTTGACTCATTCTGAAATTAACTTCTGGACTTTGGTTTTCAGAATAGTCTTCGCGTTCGTGCAAATATATTATTCTACTTTGAAAGTCTAGATTATAGTCATGAATATCAGAAATCGTATCGCTCTTGTCCCGGCTCATTGTCGTCTTGTTCCTTGTCGAATAGTTCGGTGAGTCTTTTGAAAATACTGTTGCAAATTAAAAACGCATTATGTTTGTTATCGCAGAAAATAACATTGACTTCATACTTGATTGATATTTCCAATAAACATTTAATCAAATACTTGCCGGTTATTTTAGTTTCTTTTACTATATCGAATCTTTTGCCGGTTGGCTTTGGTCCTCCGTTTAGATACCTTTCATAAAACTCTTGGTCTTGGGCATTGAGCAAACTCATTGGATAACCAATTACATCCGATGCCGAAAATTCAAGCAAAATATAGCGAAAAGGAAAATCTCGCATTCTTTCAATTTCGCTATAAAATGCCTCTTTCTTTCTGCCCAAATTCATTGCTATTTCAGAAACAGAAGCCTTGCGCTCAACGCAAACCACATCTTCGTAACCTTTGAGAGTATAATCTCCGGTCAGCAAAGTACCTATTTCCATTCCTTCGCATTTATCGTAAGCAGAAAAAAACCACCCCTCTTGCTCGCGGGTATCTTTTATTACGGTATAATTACTCATTCAGCCACATTAAAAAAATGATTTTTCTTTGGTTTCAAATGAAGTTGGCTCGGGCGCAGGAGCAGGGTTGAAACCTTCGACCGGAGTTGCGTCGTGTTTTTGGATTCTGACTGTTCCAGCAACTTGGTCGAAACTGGTAACGCGAATTCCATACTTTCTGTTATACTTCTCGCAAAAATCATTCACAACAGCCAAATCATTGCAAGAAACCGTAATATCGCCACCATTTAAAATCTGAGCTAAACCTTGTTCAAGAGCATTCATTGTTTGCTTCTCCTTACTTTTTCTGTAAAAAACGAAATATAATGCGACTCGAAACCAGTAACTTCTTTATGGCATGTTTTGCATAGTGTTATGCCATTGTCGGTATCGTATCGCAAACTGCTTGCCGAACTCCATTTGAAGATGTGATGAACATTCAAACGCAAGTTCCTACCCTTTTTATTACACATTTGGCATGTGAATTTGTCTCTTTTTAGAACAGCATCGCGAAACTTCTTGTACACAGGATCGCTGTAATCGCGCTTCTTGGACATCGTGATCCACCATTCTTTCTGCTAGTTGAGTAAAACTTACGTCGCGCCGCCATCCAAGTTTTGTTTCTGCTTTTGTTGGGATTCCAAGCAAGTAATCGACTTCGGATGGACGATAAAACTCTGGGTCAACAACAACATAATTTGACCAGTCGCTGATACCAATACGAGCAAAAGCAACATCTAAAAACTCACGAACACTATGAGTTTCGCCCGTGGCAACCACATAATCGTCGGGAGTTTCTTGTTGCAACATAAGCCACATGGCATTTACATAATCTTGAGCATGACCCCAATCGCGCTTGGCATCCAAATTACCCAAACGCAACTTTGGAAAAGAATCTTTTGTGGCAACTATATAATGGTCATCAAAAGCAACATCGTCCGATAAATTAACCTTGTTGCTCCACTTTACAAATTCACCAATCCACTTGGTAATCTTTCGAGTAACAAAATTCTCGCCGCGACGTTCCGATTCGTGGTTGAACAAAATACCGCTGCTTGCGTGTATACCATAGCTTTCGCGATAGTTTCGCACTAAATGATGAGCTGCTAGTTTGGCGATAGCATACGGACTCTGCGGCATAAACTTGGTTTCTTCGTCTTGGAATTTTAATACCGGACCATTGTATTCATCGTAACCTTCGTCGTAAGAAGCCCCAAACATTTCGCTGCTGCTGGCTTGGTAAAACTTGATTTCACTTTTGCGCGACGAGTAGCGTATTGCTTCGAGTATGTTCAATGCGCCACCGGCAGTAATATCCCATGTTAAACTGGGCTGTTTAAAGCTAGTACCAACGTGCGATTGTGCAGCTAGGTTGTATATTTCATCGGGTTTTGTGTCTTCGATAACCTTGCTGACATTAAAACCATCGGTAATGTCACCCTCGACGATATTTATTTTTGGCAGAAGGTGTTCGATGCGAGCAAGCGTGTTTACACTCACGCGGCGCGTTACACCCGTAACCGCATAGCCCTTGGCAAGCAGCAACTCGGCCAAATAGCTTCCGTCTTGTCCGGTGATTCCCCAAATTAAAGCTTTCTTCATATTTGTTCCTTATTCCTTGATTAATGTTTCGGGTGTTAAAAACGGCTGATCAACAGTTCCGTCATCGTATTGATGATATTCACTGAGCCGTTCTTTTTCTCTTTGCATAGCAAGACGCATTTTTTCCATTTCCAAACCAACTCGTGTGCGAAACTCTGCATCGGTTGCAATTTGTTTTACAAGTGCTGCAAATGTTTCGCGACTGTCTTCGATTGCTTTGATGCGTTGTTCGCGCGTTCCTTTGAGATCTTTCAACATTGTGGCTTTGCGACCTTGCAAATCTTTGTAATCACGCGAAAGCGTTTCTTGCGAAGCCCGCAAAACCGCCACTTGACGCTCAAGCTGCATGATGTAATCCATGTCTCTTTGATCTTTATCGACAGCTTTCTCTTGTTGAACGAGACGTTCGTACGTCGAGATTTCGACTTGATTCTCTTGCTGACTCCTTAAAATTCTGTTCATCAATATTTCCAACTTTATAGTATCAATGATTTGCATTTCTTCGGTATGAAACACATCGTCTTTGAACTGACTCCACATCTTTTTAAAATGAAACTCAAACATTTCAAGCTCTTCTTCGCTGAACTGATGCTTCAACTCGCGATAGTAGGGCTTGACTTTAAGCTCGTTGGCAACCGCAGCTTCTTGCTTTTGCTTGGCAGAAAAACCAATCTTTTTGCTGATCCAATCGCGCACACTTTCGGGATCGCGATCCAGTTGTTGGGAGATTTGCTCTATCGACAACGCCTCGGCGTTCGCCTCGATAAAAGACATTTCTTCGACTGAAAATCTACCTTTTTTCAAAATGTTTTCCTTATGTTATAACTCGTCAAATTCGCCATTGATAATCTGCTCGATGGCTTGTATGATATTGGCCTTGCGGCCTTTGGGCAGAGGAGAGTTTGACTGTAATCTTAAATAATCACGACGCATATGTGTGGGGAGTTTACGATCAATAAGTTCGAGTATTTCCTTCACATAAGCATCGTTGTTTACGTCGGGCGCAACGTGCATTGTGTAAACATTGTCGATGCTTACAGGTTCAAGCAAGTCGCGCTTTTGGTCTTGTATTTTTTGGGCCTCGGTGCCATAGTCCATTCTAAAGTAATTGTCGCGCTTGAATGTTTTCAAACGATTGTTTATGTGCGTGTACATAAAATTTTCAAGTGGGCGCGCAGGGTCGTAATTCTTTAGTCCATTTATTCCAATCAAAAAAGCTTCTTGTTCGATATCTTCAACTTCATAACCAGCAAAAACATATTTTGGGGCCAATCTTTTGGCAATCTTTCTTATTGTTTTGATAACTTCTTCTTCGTTTAATCCATCAGGTATTTTCATTCAATTCCTCGTCTACTTCATCGATCAAACGCTCTTCTTCGAGACGTTCGCGCTCGGGATCGGGCTGTGGCACATAGCTCCAATCAATTGCTGGCTTGATCGTTCCGGCATTTTCTATTGCTCGCAACTGGGCAAGCTCGGAAATTGTCAACGGACGGTCGGGAAGCTCAAGATCGCGGGCTATCGACTTTCTCAACTCTTCGGTATCAACCGGTTCGATGTTGAAAATATTTTTAGGTTTGTTGGGCATGTTTGTTTCCTCCTGCTCCATTATAGATATAAACAACGTAATATACACACTTTTTCACAAAACGCCAAAAATAACGCACAATTCAAGCTTTTGTGTATTATATGGCAGAGAGAAATTCAAGGTCAATATGGAACAACTAATGATCAATATCTTTGTGCTGGGTTTTGTGTGCCTGCTGGGACTATTTTTAGTGCTGGTGGAATTGCACAACATAAATCTAACCTTGAACGAACTAGTCAAAACTGTCCGAATGGGCCGCAAGCCCGGAATCGTATTTCCTGTTTTTAAAGATGGAGAAAACAATATGTTAAAGTTTTATTTGTCGCTGCCCGCCAAGGGCGCTCCCGATGTGGTTTCCCGTGAACTGCTTGTTTCGATTGCTGGTGCTGAACCGGCTTTGTATGTCTTGCAAGGCGATGCTGCTCAAAGTCCCGAATTTGCTGGCTCCGATAACGCTTCGGTTGTTGGCAATTTGGTGGATGTTGACGATGCGGGCAACCGCAGCCCCGCAAGCGAATTCGAGTTTGTTTTGGTGGATACAATTCCTCCTGCTACACCCGGAGCAGTTGGTTTGGTTGTAACCGAAGAAGTTGCCGACCCAACGCCAGAACCAGAAGCTCCTGTCGAACCAGCAACTCCGGTCGAACCCGAAGTTCCTGAAACTCCCGAAGGCTAGTGCAACAATCCGCTGCAAAAAGTGTCGAACCGGAACCGTTGGAAGCAATTCCAGCGGTTTTTTTATCAACAACCATGTGTAATCAATTTGGTTTAGCTAAGACATTTACAAAATATTGATGGCAATTTAGTCTGAACTACCCCGGCGTTTGTCAAGGGGAAATCCACTTTTTTTTCTGAAGATAAAATTCCGACTTTTTTTCTTGGAATTGCCCTAAAGTTATTGACAGTGTTTTGCCGATAGAGTATATTAGAGACATACGAAACACAACACGAAAGGTAACTAAGATGACCAACAACAACAGCAAAATCACCCTACTCAATCTGCTCGATGGACAATGGTACACAATCAACGACTTGATTGAAGACGTTCAAAATTGGGGAATTGAGAAGACTGCTCGACGGATTTCTGAAGAAAGATTCCGCACAAAGTACCAAGAAGAAATTTTGGAAATTCTTAAAAATTTGGTCTAAAGACTATTGACAATTCTAGCCGATATGGTATAATAGAAACATGAAAGCAAACGAAATGAAAATCATCGAAACACAATCGCGAATCTCTCTCACTGGTAAATTCTTCAAGGTTTATGTCAACGGACAATGCGTTGCAACCCGCACAACACGCGAGGAAGCCGAGAAGGTAGGGAAAGAAATTTTAGAAAAAAAGGTTTATCGCTCTTGACAATCGCGGTCGATATGGTATAATAAGAGCATAAGTTAATCACAAACACAAAAGGAAAAAAAAATGACATTCGTAAAGAAAATCGTAAAAAGCAAAATTCGTCAATCTGGTTTTCAAGTTAATATTGAAACATACGAAAATAGTTCGGTTGGTGATTATTTTGCACTAGGTAAAAAGTACTGGATTGTTTACAATGGTAGCGATACTAGAAACGTGTTGTATCGTTCAAACAGTCTGAA